GATGACATTTTCATTAAAACCATGTGTTTTTGCATAATTTAAGACATTGTCGGCTAAACATAAATAGATAGTATTGTTATTTATAAACCCGGAATTCATAAGCAGTGTTTTGTTCGTAGTGCTCACTAAATTTTCAACACTTTCACTTAGCAATTTATTAATGTATAATATCTGAAATGGATTTACATACATGGAGTATACTGCATCACCGGTGATCAATTTCATACCAAGTGGTTTTTTTTGAATAACAGATAATTTATTAATATTTAACTGAATAATATCATCATAATCGATATAACTAATATCGCGTCCAAGTGTATCGAGATGTTCAATGTTATTATTCACCATGTATTGTTTTAGTGAACTGGGATGTATGTCCAATTTACCATTATAAGAAAGATTAGCATATAATTGGGAAACATCTATTACACTCATATTTTCTACAAATAAATACATCTCCTCAAAACTATAATTAAATCCGGTTCCTAATATAATTTTCTTTTTTACGGTTTCTATTGTATCATCCATATGTAGTATACTATCTATGTTCATGATTTCAATATCCTCGGAAGCAATGCGTTCCAATTCATCACTACTAAATATGGTTTCTAATTCAGGTAAAATACTTTGCCCTGAGAAAACATGATATTTTACCAATTTATTAGATGAATTTAATAATGCTATTTTATAAATACTCATGTATATATAAACTAACTTTATATTTTTATAATATTATATTTACCTATTTATTATTATATTTATATTTATTATATTTACCTATGTATATGACTGAACATTGGGGAAATATCATCTGGCGCTTTCTGCATGTTTTAGTGGAAAATATCGATGCGAATGCGTTTAATACTTGTAAAGGAGACGTAATAGATCTTATAAATTATATTTGCGAAAATCTACCGTGTAATATTTGTTCGGTTCATTATAAAACAAAATATTACATACAATATGACGATATATTTCACATTGATGGATTAAAAACAAGACTTTGGATTATACATGATGCCGTAAACGGTGATCGCCGTACTGCAACATACAAGTATACCATATTAAACCGATATTCGGAATATGGTTTCCAGGACGTGTACGACGATTTTTTTAAGAAAATTGCTATATATAACTCAATGGATTTCAAGCTTATTGAAAAGTATCTTGCTTCTATTAAATTACGCAATTGAATTTCTAATTTCTAATTTCTAATTTCTAACTTCTAACAGGTTCATAATGACCCCCGGTCCATTCTAATTGAATCGTCTTGGTATAATTACTTGAAACGGGAATAAATTCAATACTCGTCCCATTTCTGTCGCGAAAATTTTTAACAATAATACGCCATTGCCATATATTGCAAGCAGATTGTATCTCTATTGCTCCACCCCATGTACTCGTATTGCGCATATTTTGTATATAATTCCCACCTTCCATTTTTACAATATCAGATGTTTCCAAACCATCTACTAAAGCACCTCCATTTTGAATATAATCGCAAATTTTATTGCGAATATCCCCACTTGACAAATCTGGTAAAAAATAATGCATACTATTGAAAAGACAACTCATAATATATAATATATACTATTTTTTTATATTATATTATATTATTTTATTTTATATTACATGTCATAATATGGGTTGTCTGTAATATCCATACCACAATAGGGTTGTGGGTTCTTATTATAGTCAACAGGTTTATATATTCCCCTTTTAATTGCATTGGTAAGAAGAAATTTGAAATTTTGCCAGAATTCATCATTATGTCCAACCGTTGAGCTCATAATATGACTTAATTCATGGAGGGCAACAAATACAAGAGTATTTTCATCTATAAGCTTGGTCCCGTTTTTACGACGATGTAAGCAAAATGCCAATTTTTCCCCTTTATTTTCACTATACGCAGTATATTCACTGGTAGGTAGTGTCTCATTAATCTTTTGTGGATTAAATCCTTCGTGTAATCGGATGACATTTTTTTTTTCAGGGTATGTTTTATACATAAAGGATACAATGGATTTCATTTTAACGTTTACATCTGCTAATAAATCTGCTGCCTCATTTAAACGCCTTCTCTCACGAACACAGTATTTATTACCATCAACCCCCGATACTATACACTTCAATTGAAAAAAATCAGACTCTATATATATATTGGCCAGAATTACAACTATCATAATTATAACTATATATGTCATGGACGATTGCACCATATATAGTTATAACAGAAAGAATTCCATAATATCCAAAAAATACTTGTCGTAAAAATAACCTATCCTGTTTATGAATAATATGATTGCACCTATACTTGCACCTATACTTGCACCTATGATTGCAATGAAATAATAATTGTACATAATTTCTATATTGTATAGAAATTATAAATCCATTATATCGTTAAACTTATATCGATATCGTGAAACTTATATTGTTAAACTTATATCGTTAAACTTATATCGTTAAACTTATTGAGGACCTTGTCCAACCTCTAAAGGCACACGCATGGTATCAGGGGCAATTGTTGTGTTGTGCCAAGGACCAACATTCATCTGAGGATTTGCAGGCTCTGATCGCACTTGGAGGTTGGCATTTCTTAAAGTATTTCCAACTGTGTCAATGCCAATTAAAGAACCAGCAGAGAGAAGGTTTACATCTCTTAAATCACCAGAACCAGAAGGGTTTAATTTACTCCACTCACCATTGGGATCATTGGGTAATAGTTCAGACGGACTTGCTGAAGGTTGACTTGAACAAGACGGGGGGAGACCATGACCACTTGTCGCCGATTGTTTTCCATTGCTATTTACCGTTGCGAATTGCTCATTTCCACTTGCTTGTGCTGGTTGAACATTGGCTGCATTTCCACCAGAAGCTTCATTGTAAAACTTTTTACGCGCTTCTCTGCGACCGGAAGCAGCACCTGAACCAGTATTCCCCTCTATCTTCTTTGTATTATTATTACCGACACGTTTGATAATATACATTAAAACAAACACACCACCAATCATTACTAAAACATTCATCAAAGAACCGGACATTTTCGGCATTTTTGGCATTTTCGAAATAGGCGTTTTTGGCATCTCTTATATATAAAAATAGGAATAAAATATTTTCATATATTCTGCTAAAAGTATTAATTAAAGTTAAAACAACTGTTCGTATTCTTCTTCGTAATCCGAATTTTCTAAATCTTCCCCGTCAGATGAGTCATTTTCAATTTCATCCAACATGTATGTTTCTCTAATCTTTTTTGCTTCTAAAAAAGACTCTAAAGCTTGTCGCTTTGCCTTCTTGGCCTTTTCAATTGCTGTTCGATAGATGTCATAATAGAATTCCTTTGTTTTTAATTCCAATATTTCTTCATCCTTCATAGTTTCTAAATCAATGTCAATTTCTTCTAAAGTGTTTGATGTGATGTTTACATTATCCAATTCTGAAAGGGGTTCATAATTATCGTCCACTACCAATTTAATTGCAGTATCTGGTTTATCTTCGCCCACAATGTCAATATCGTTGTATACTACATCTGAAACTGCTGCATCTGGCTCTGCTGATGCCACTGCCTCAACCTCTACATCTACAGCTACAGCTACCTCTGCACCCGCGCCCGAAACTGCTATCATTTCGTCAGTTAATTCAATCTTGTCAGTGTCAGCATCAATACTTGATTCGGTACTTGATTCGGTACTTAATTCGGTACTTGCCAGTTTACTTGCATCAGTTGGTCTCTTAATCATACACGATTTAAACATTGGTTCATTCTTAAATGTCATAATTTGTCGCGCATTAATATCAACCTGAAAGTATTTTGAAGAGAACTTGATACCTTGTATCTCTAAAATACATATAATCTTATTATCATCAGCTACGCTTTTCGCGTCGATGACATTTTCATTTTCATCATAAATAGCACACCGTGATTGCCCAATCATACTTTTCATCGACGGTACTGACACTCTTAATAAATGATATTTACCTCCTCGAAATGGCCGCAATAATGGGGTCATTGTATTCTGAATATCTTCCATATCTAATTCTGTTTCGAACCAAATCTTCCGCTTTTCATAAATCTTCTTTTGTAAACATTCTTCTAAATTTTCCACCCATGAAATAAGTTCAGAATCGCCGCGATCTATCATAATGTCAAAATAGCTTTTTTTATCTGTAATAACAATACCTTGTTTCGTATTCAATTTAGGAGTTTGAAAAAATAGTCCCTGATTCCCATTAGAAGTAATTTTGGTCATATATGATCCACCCTGAACACCATTTGGATTAGATAGCAAAAAGCTGTCATAATCAAGTTCCTTGTCCATCTGAATAATATTATTGTTTTCCATTACAAAGAAAATAGATAAAATGACGGTTATTTATTCGCATTTAAATTTCCAAAATATAATCTTGAAAAGATGTAATGAAAGACCCATTTATCACTAAATTGTTAGACATACTAAAAAGAGAAGACATTAAGGGAGAATTGTTGAATATGACAAAACCTGTATTGGATGCTTTCCTAAATGAGATTTATCCATATATATATTTATCATTGCTATTTGTGAGCATTAGCTTTTTATTGATTTTAGGAATATTCTTTCTATTGTTGCGTAATAATAATATAATAATGAAGCGAAATGATTGATTTTTTTCTTTGCAGATTATATAAATGTTAGCTAAGAATAGCCATAATTCGTATAAAAAATACCATCCTGTGCCTAATAAAACTCGCAATAACCACGGCCAGGTTAAGAAATCAGCAACTGTTTCCAATCACAAAAAAACTGTTAAAACCGGTGGTCGCAACAGCATTGGTGTAATTGGTTCGGCTATAGCGGCTGCACTTGTGCCCTTTGGTCTTTTTGCTACCCAAAAAAAAGTTCAATCAAGTCTTCCATCCAGTTCTTATAAGAAAAAGTCCAAGAGACGCGGATACAAGGGTAAGTCGTACAAAAGTAAGGCATATAGGAAAAATAGTTCCAGAAAAATATAAAAGATAAATCATTTAGAATTATAAACTCATAATATAATTATAAGGATTATGAGTTTTGAAAATAGCATTCAACAATGGGTTCAGATTGATAATCAACTCAAAAAATATGCAGATGCATCAAAGGAATTGCGGACTAAGAAAAGTGAAATGGCAGAGAAGATTTTGGAAATTGCAACCGAAGATAATCATCTACAGGCTCAGGTTAATATTAGCGACGGTAAATTGCGCTTTGTAGAAACGAAGCAGACTGCACCGATTACACTCGGATTTTTAAAAACATGTTTAGGTGAAATTATACCATCTGATGAAAAAGTGGAACAAATCATGGAACATATTAAATCCAGACGCGAGACAAAGCTGGTATCTGAAATAAAACGCACATATAAATGATATATATATATAAATATATAGGAACGTAATAATAAATAATATATAAAGTTTATATACTGTAATGAACTCTGTAATGAACGCTGTCGACGATTTTAAATATTATACAGATAAACATAATGTAGCTCATAGCGCAGGATACTTATTTAACGAGCAATGTAATGCTGCTGCAGGAAATAAAAATGGTGCACAACCGGGTGCACAAAAAGGAGGAAGTTTTGGTCTCAAGGATTTAGCTATCCCAGGAGGTTTATTTTGGGTAAATGATTCACATCCTCCAAAACATAAAGTTGAAAAAAAGGACGTTGTTGACGAATCACTTTTCGATAAACTGTTTAGTTGTGGATGTGTGGAAGAAAAAAGTGGGAAAAGCACACGCAGACAAAAAAAAGCAATTATTAAGAGCAATCGTAAAACGAAGCGATCGCCAAAATAATCATCATTATGATAAAAATTATATATAATATTTTTTATTATATATATATATAAATGACTATGCCTTCACATGCTTTAATGCGTTCATTATTCAAAACTCGCCAACAAAACCAATCTATTTCAGGAACGTGGTGTATTAGTGGAAAAATATTTAGAACCGGAGGATATGATGCAATAAATAAAACATTTAGTTTTATAGATTATAGTAGAAATGTTATTATAAATGAGGATAAGGAATCCGATTATTTTACCATATTCCCATTAGTCGATGATAGTAATTCTTCTCTTAGATCATATTCTAATTTTCAACCAGGATTAAAAATTAAAGACGATTCTTGTAATAACAAAATGAAATTATTATTACCGGATTATGACGATAATGGTACTTTCCAATTTACAGAAGTTCATCGGAATAAAATAGGTGAAATATCACGATTCGATGGAATTTATTTAGAAGCGGGTTATTCGAAAGATAATATATTGCAGGTGCCAAGTATTGGGAAACTAAAAATGGAAAAACAATCTAACTATGATACAATAATTAATGTACCAGAAAACCCTATTAACAACCCAATTATTTTTAATAGTTTGAAATTACGACCAGACCAAATATTCTATTCCATTTATAATTTATACGAAGATATAGAATCAAATGGTTCTATATATACTATTAAATTTACCGGACCAGTTCTCGGAAGAAATAATAAGATTGTTGGTATGAATGAATCAGTTAATACATATACTGCAATTGAAGGAATAACTCATTGCAAGACACGTACTACATGGAGTATATTTGAAACCCCTGAAAATCGAGACAGTCATATTTATGGAAAATTAAAAAAATATGGTCCACTTAAAGAAACCATTGTTAAAGGTAGTGTTAGTGTAGATCTCACATACCAAGGAAGTTTAAGCAATTCCAAATTCATGGTTGGTACACTTGAAACAGATGTGACTCTTCGAACTGGTGATAATTTACCGCAATTTATTGTTCGAGAAAGTCTTATCATTGAAGGTCGTGTAGACGGAATACGAATCGTTTCTTCTGACACATTGGGCTTTTTATTGGCTAATTAAATCTTCAAGTGTGTAAATACGCGAGTGTGTAAATACGCGAGTGTGTAAATACGCGAGTGTGTAAATACGCGAGTTGAACTATTTATTTAACTGTAATTGTTAAATAAATATTAATACAGATTCAATTGTATAACTTAAATTAAACTCCACACGTTCTTGTTAAAGGGAGCGACCAATATTTCGGGTATACGTTTTTTCCAATAATTTACCTGTTTATCATGTCGCACATCAGCCATTGATTTCGGATAAATCGGTGTGTTTTCCATTAATTCTGCCTCTTCTTCATCCATTTTAGGTTTATATCCATAACAGGTTGCACCAAAACGCACATTGGGATTTGCAATATAGCCGCCATTAATGCCTGGTCGACCACAATCATGTTCATGACCTTTTACTCCCTGTAAATAATTCCACGTCTTTTTCTGCGTGGGATATAATGCCATCTGATCCTGTGTCCAACCATATGAACACCATTCTGCTCCATTTTTGTAAGCACGTTCAACCTCGTCATAATTTGCTAAACGCCCTCCATATGCATCACAAAGTGCTTCTGCATTTTTATACGTATACTTGTTATCGGGAACATGAAACACTTGTTTCTTTAATTTAATTTCAGGAACAGGTGGTACCAAGATATCCCCTGGCTCGTTATCCTTTACTATTATGTCTAAATTCGGCCTATCACTAAAAAAATTCGTTAATCGAGCACTCAAGTTAATATTGAAAAAATATTGCACACCGCTTAGAATCAATACTGCGATTATAACCCCTCCAATAATGATTTCCAATACAGATGTAGCTTTTGACGGAGCGCCCATTGTAGGGGCACCGATTGTAGGAGCACTTAATTTATTTCCATTTCCTAAACTACTAAACAAAATAATAAATAAACCGACTACAACTGCCAATATAATAATCATACGAGGATTAAATTCAATTGTACTATTATTTTCGTCGCTTTTAGATTCATCCACTGGCATACCTAATATTGAATTATATGATAATAACATGGGTGTATATTCTATACATCTACTTTTTTTCTGTAAAAAAGGCAATAAGCATAAGTTTTATTCAACGACTTTTCAATATCAACCTCAATTACATTCGTATCATTATACGAAAACCATTTACCATTTGCGTTTTTCACAAAAGCAGTATAGTGACCACCGAGTGTGCCGCCCATATGATTACATATTCCATATAATTCGTAATTATAAGTATCCTTATCATACCCATAAACGAATTTTGATAAATCTAAATTATTCAACGGGATATCGACCGGTACTTGTATTTTTCTACCATCTGCCGTAAAACGCTTCAATGAGATAATCATCACTTTGGGAAGACTCCAAAATACCACTTGCTTATCCACATCTTCCTTTTTATTCGTTTTATCATTAAACCATGCATTGTCTCCTTCTAAAGACTCCTTTTCACAGTATAACTCCATACAATCCATCAATGATGGCTCTTTATTCCCCGGTGGAATCGGTATGTCTAAAACAAAAAACGGTTCGGGTTTCATACTATGAACCTTGCCCGTTTTACTCAAAAGACGGCTCATGAGTATACCTCCAAAAATGGGAATAAATTCAGAATATTCTTTTGAATACATGGTTTTTATTTCGTTATAACACGCGACCGCCATCTCATCTGTTTCGCTGTCAGGTTTTCCATGTATATTCATAATAACCTCTCTACGTAATGAATTATGAAAACAATCAATGACGAAAAGTAGAAACTCTGAAACATCATTTTGATTCCATCCCATAAACAGATCCATCTTTTTATGCTTGGCGACGTTCTGTACTGTTTTTAAAAACGATCCAGGAGATACTATACAATTCTTTTCCCACATCATTTTGTGTAGTTTATAATATTCCAGTGTCAAAAAACAATCGATTGCGTATTTTTTATCACGATGAGCACTTAATCTTTTTGTAAATGTTCCATCCTCAATTATTTCACTTAGTTCATATGTATGTGATAGAACTTGGAAACATGAATTGATGAAGCATGTGTTGCCCATATTACTTAACCCAGATAATCCCTTATCCTTATATTTATCCCACGATGATTGCATTGTATTAATATATAAGACAACTAACATTTAAACACATTTATAATAAGTGTTATAATAATATGGCCAACGCTGATCGACGTAATGCAATTAATGCTTACTTACAAATGGTTGAACATCATAGTATTTTTATAGATCGCTCTCAAGAATCATTTAATAACATTGAAAATCATCTTTATATGACTATATGTCATAATAATAATAATAATAATAATAATAATAATAATAATAATAATAATAATATGGCCAACTCGGATAGACGTGAAGTAGTCAATTCTTACTTACAAATGGTTGAACATCATAGTTCTTTTATAGATCGCTCTCAAGAATCATTCAATAACATTGAAAATCATCTTTATGAGACTATATGTCATAATAATAATAATCAAGATGTGTATGAACCACCCCCGTTAAATCGAAATTCCAATCGAAATCGCAATTCCCGACAAAGATTGTCTCGAACCGATTTTGCAATACCTGGTTTACGTAGTGGTAATAATGCAGGTGCAGGCGCAGGTGCAGGTGCAGGCGCAGGTGCAGGTGCAGGCGCAGGTGCAGGTGCTGGTGTGGTTCCATTTAATGAACCAGGTATTAGTCGTAGAAGAACTCCAGCATTTACACACAGTCAGAATATGTTAGATACTATAACATTATTGGCTTTATTTCCAAGCGGTTTTGGAACAACAAATAACCTGGACAATTTATCTCCAGTAGTTGTCCGACCAACGGATGCTCAACTTGTGGAAGCAACGGAAAATATGACTTTTGGAGAAGTGATTGATCCAGTGAATCGTACATGTCCAATTAGCCAAGATGAATTCGATGATAATGATAATATTAGTATTATTAGACAATGTGGTCATATTTTTAGACAAGAAGATGCGCAAACATGGTTTCGAAGTAATGTTAGGTGCCCATTATGTCGGTATGATATTCGCGAATATAGGCGGGGTGGTGGAGGAGCACTTTCAAGACAAAATAGCTTGAGACGCATGGCTGATGCAGTGAGTGCTAATAGTGCTAATAATGTGGGTGCGAATGCTGATGCTTCTGGTAATGCTTATTCTTATGCTGGCACGGATGCTTACGCTGGCATGGATGCTTCTGGTAATGCTTATTCTTATGCTGGCACGGATGCTTACGCTGGCATGGATGATTCTGGTAATGCTTATTCTTATGCTGGCACTGATGCTTACGCTGGCATGGATTCTTATGCTGGCACTGATGCTTCTGGTAATGCGAATGTTAATTGGCTTGAACATATTAATGAAAATATGAGTCGCATAATTCAAGCAAGTGATATTTCTGATAATATTAGTGTAAATTTTGAATACTCTTATGTATTGCCCACCAATTTACGTGATGCTTCAAATAATAATATGTAAAACGATACAAATTATATATAAATTATGTAATTTTTGAAATTATTTCCTCTATATTAAATATATATGGACATGGATATGAAAAAAATTATGGAAAAAACATGGGTCCAATATTTATTATATGCAATATTATTTTTGATAATCTATTTTTGTTTCGTAAGTAGAAAAGTAAGGGAGGCATTCGAAATATCGAAACCAAGTAGCAGTTCCTATTCTGATTCTGATTCTGGCGCTGATATACAAGACTCTAAAAAAATATCAACAGAATTGAAAGAAAAAACGACAAAATTGCACGATGGATTACATTTAGCCAAATATAGAAGACATATAGAAGACATGATCATTGAGATGAATGAATGGTCTGGTGCAAAATCAACTCAAATGTTGCCAGCTCTTGCCAAAAAACTTTCAGAATCAACGTCTGACGACGTTAGTGATGATATTATACAAGACATGGATAAATTAAACACACTGTTTACATTCAATGCCACATTAAATGCAGTAATGAAACACGTTGATAGTAAATAAATCGATTAATAATATATATGTGTAAAATATTTATTATTAATTTACAGAATTACCGGATACCATCTCTCCTGTATGATTATCCGTAAATGGAGTGGCCATTTTAGTTTCACTAACATTATAGTTGAACGTAATCTCATCTCCTGATTTCATATCATTTCCAGCAACAACAGTATCATTGATTATAAGACACGATGGTGTAAATGAATGATTTATATAAATACCATATGGATCATCTACGTGTTGATCTTTCCCAACCTCAATCGTAGTTCTCGATGGCTCCGCATACATCTCCCCCTTCAGAGTATGGATAACAGTACCTTTGGCATAGTCTTTGGAAACAATTAACTTGCAAAAATCGTCGTTCTTTACAATTTCCATTTTGTTTATAAATTAAGAATGAAAATGTATTTAAACCATTTCATTGAGTCAATTACACGAATATAAAATTATATAATATAATATACTATATAATGTTATTTCAATCATTATTGTTGTTAAGTTTTTTATATACTTCATGTGGATTAAATCAAATATCATTTAGCGGTGGTGGCGCATTTGGTGCAGTTGAAATTGGCATAATTAAGCGAGTCGTGGAACTAAATGGTGTTGGCGATGGCGATGGCAATGATTATGACATGTATACAGGTATTTCTGCCGGCGCATTAAATGCAGGATTTCTCTCCTATTATACTAATATTAGTGATGGTATTGCGGCAGCAGAGAAAATATACAATGACATTGATAATCGAATGATATATAAATTGCTACCTACAACATCGGTTTCATTACTAAACACAGATCCATTGTTTCACACACTGGTAAAGGTCATTCATGGAATGCCTGGAAAACCAGTAATTCACACTCTGATAGGAGCAGTTAATTTGTATAGCGGGAGTTTGGATGTATATTCTTTTGAAGACAATGACGATTTAAACAAGGTATTCTTGATGATGTCATCGTCTGCGATCCCCGGTATGTTTCCACCTATAAAATATAATGGTAATTTGTATGCAGATGGAGGCACACTAAGCAATGAATTGCTTCAACCAGAACATAACGGTAAATACTTGAATATTACGTTTATTACACCTTATGAAGGATATATTTATGATAATACCCCAATTGACTCGTTAAAAGAAATGATAAAAAGGACATTAATGATTGTAAAGACAAATTTTAACAACCCAATGGCTGCTAACAACCAAAATTGTAAGGATCCCGTTGGAGAAATTAACAAATATTTTGTAGATCCGTCAATGTTGGAAGGGTATAGTATGCTAAACTTTGACGATGGGCAAAAGCTGATCGAAATTGGATACAATAATGTTCGACACCAAAAATATAAGTTATGTTAAATACCTATTTATTCGCATTTTATAAGATTATAGTCTAAATCAAAACATCCTAATATACAATCCTCCTCTTTACAATTCTCTAATAAATTTTTGTTGTCTAAAAATAATGACAGGGCGGTATTAAAATAAGTATCCTCGTCCATGTTATTTTGTTCTTGTACACAAGAACCATGTTTTTCCCATTCATGTTCCCATAATGTATTATCACACTTATGCCAATATGTATTCATATTCGTCAATAATGTCCCAACTGGTTCAACATAGGAAACTTTTTTACAATTTTCGGGATAAGCGGTGCTATTAAATTGTGGCCAAAAGCCGTGAATCATATAATCTGTACTACACCATTTTTGAACGGCTAATTCATAATAATTATACGTGGCAGTAGAATACCCCACATTAAGACATGCAATTAACATTATTAGTAGCATATAATTTATATATACCTACATATATAAATTTTATATGGATTTATTTAAATTATATTATAAAATAGATATGAAAAATAGATATGAAAAATAGCTATGAAAAATAGCTATGAATAATAAAAAATATCAATATATAGTATGTTTCTAACGAATAAGAAATATAATATAGTTCGAATTGGTGATTTTGCAACAAAGGCGAATACAAAAATAAATTATTGTTTATTTTCCATTGGATTATGTTTGGACGACTATATAACGAATAATTCAATAGATTGTTTTATTATACTAAGTTATTCTACACTAATATGGACATTTATTGAATTTGTATTACACATAAGCAATACAAGAATTATTAAACCTATGGTATTTTATTACAGTAAAAAGGATAGTTTGGCAGTTCCGCATTATTTAGGTTTGTTTTTGCAAGGATTTCAAGAAGGAGGTTGTATTACGACAATTGGGTTATATTTTGGAGATAGAATTTTTAGTTTCAATCACATTATCTTCCTACATATGGTAATTGCATTTATAGTCATAAATGTATATAAAAAAAATACATCCATCGAAAGAAACTCTACCAGACAAGTGAATACGACGGGTTCTTTAATGGCAATGTCAGCGGTAACCCTATGTAATCTAAAAACATTGTATGAACACCAACAACATTTTTATAGACAATTATCTATGTTTTTTGTGATGATTTATGTTAGCGCTTGGTGGACTGTTTCTGTATGGTATAAAGGTTTCCGTACAGTTGATGTACATATTAAAGACCAAAATGACCAATATATTATAACAAAACACAATATATGTGATACTTTTATAGTGTTATCTTATGATGTTATTTTTGAAATTGCCATGGCATATTTATTTTTTTACCGTATTTTACTATAAAGTATATAATGTTATAAATTATATAATATTATATAAATTATATACTATTATATTAAATGATGTGGAAACCTCTTTTTTTCCTGTTTTTACAATCTTATTTAACTTTAACACATTCTGATTGTGTATGTACTACTGTACCATGCCCTATAGAAGGTAATAATCATGTTATTATGGGTAATGGTAGTGCTGATATGAATTATATTTATAAATTACATAATAATTATGAAGTTGTTGTCTCCGCTTCCGGCACAATTACACCTGATTCATTAGATAATGGTTCCGGCACAACCAGTTGTACTCAACACTATTCTCGTATTTTAGAAGACGATGGAGAACAGAATTGTGATGCTGGTCATATATTAGCGAATCGATTGGGTGGTTATGGTAATATACCTACCAATATCTTCCCACAAAATTCATCTATCAACCGCGGCACATATGCACAATTCGAAGGTGATATATACGATTGTATTAAAAATGGTGCTAATTCAGGATTTCTGTCTTGGGAATTTTATTATGATAATGATGAACATACTATGCCCAACTCTGTTAAATATGTCGCAAAATTTGATGGGGGTAGTTGTGATACTTTCAGTACCTTATTTCTTAATTAAATTTTCATTTTCATTTTCATTTTACTATTGATATAACCACTCTTAAGGAATTATATCAATATTATATCAATATTATATGGATTTAGTATCATATGATGTTATTTTTGAAATTGCAATAGCATATTTATTTCTAACAATTATATAAGCGATGATTAAGAAAAATAAAAATTCCAGTATACTATTAAAATATGGATTTTTATTGATAATTTTAGTTTTTATCATTTTATATTATGTATATAAATATCGTGTTTCAATACGTATATGCTCGTGGAATATGGAATTTTTTGGTGTAAATATGGTTAAACATAATACCGAGTTATATTATCGAAATGTCATTTTCTATATGCGACAAGTTGACGCAGATATATTATGTTTACAAGAAATTTCTTCCATTGATAACATAAAACTTCTTGAAAATATGTTAGGTAATTACAGATTAATTGTCGATACTGAAGAAATTAAAAAAAAAATTATGTTTAATGTATTTTTAGTCAAAAAACATATAGATATTATTGAATTTAAAACACATACCTCAAAAATTATAGCATTGACTGTTTTTGATCCGGCTATTAGACAACCAATTACCATTTACAATTGTCATTTAAAAAGTGATCATTCGGGTATTAATAATATAACACGCGAACGAGAATTGCGATTTCTAATAACAAAAATAACAACTTCAAATGTTATTATCACAGGTGATTTCAATTGTGTTTCAAAAAGTAATGAATTGAAAATCCTGACAAAAAAATCATATATTAATTTATTCGATAGTTATACGAATAGTATACCTTATTATAGTCATTGGTATGATAAAAACCTCTCATCCGTAATTGACCATGGCGAACTATCTCAATTAGACCACTTCTTTGTTTCACCATCACTAATTAATAAAGTCAAAAACCGGCATGTATTAAAAGACGTGTGCACGAATGCAATGAATATTATAGATAATTCGAGATATTATATTAGCGATCATTGTCCGATTATAATGACTTTACATTAGTGAATCTAAATGGGGGGACATTTCATCTCCGACAGAAACTGGTCTTCTTGTATAAGTGGTATCAGATGCTTTTTCACCACCGAGTGTTGTTTCAATGGAAAAAGTTTTCTCATCTATTGCCTTTATTATTTTCTTAATATTTGCTCCACAATAATAGTTTTCTGTTGACGTGCTACTTCCATATCCAAGTAATATTACCTCGTTGGATGATATTGAACTAAGAATGAAATGTTTTTCGGCCGTGTAATTTTCTCCCACTGTGGTTGATTGAGCATATACTCTGTTTGATGAATCCAGACTAATCGGTCCATATCTTACAAAATCTTTATTATCTTTGAAACTAAATGTAGATGAAATATTTATTCTATTACTTGCATGAGTTATACTTGTCTCACCAGTACACGACTCTTTTTTGTTATAGTCAACTCCTTCCATACTATATTCTCCTTCTGAGATAATTTCTTTTAACATATTGAAGTCGCTTACTTGAATATGTTTCTCTCTACCTACACATTCGTTTTTGTTGTCTTCAGGGCAATTGGAAAAAACTGACGCAAGTTGTTTTAACGATGCTATTGACATTGTTATAATATAGAATGATATTATAATTTTTACGAACATTTATATACCCCCAGCAAAACCACCAACAGAAACTTGTTTTTTTGTATAAGTCTCATGATATGCTTTTTCACCACCGAATATTGTTTCAATGGAAAAAGTGTTATCATCTATTGCCTTTATTATTTTCTTAATATTTGCTCCACAATAATAGTTTTCTGTTGACGTGCTACTTCCATTTCCACTAAATATTACCTCGTTGGATGATATTGAAATAACCTTTAACTGTTTTTTGGCTGTGTAATTTTCTCCCTGTGTGGTTGAGTTAGAATATATTCTGTTTGATGAATCCATACTAATCGTTACAAATCTTGTAATCACTTCATTATTGATTAAAATTGTATGATCAACAGTTATTATATTACTTGCATGAGTTATACTTGTCTCACCAGTACACGACTCTTTTTTGTTATAGTCAACTCCTTCCATACTATATTCTCCTTCTTTGAGAATTTCTTTTAACATATTGAAGTCGCTCACTTGAATATGTTTCTCTCTATCTACACATTCGTTTTTGTTGTCTTCAGGGCAATTGGAAAAAACTGACGCAAGTTGTTTTAACGATGCTATTGACATTGTTATAATATAGAATGATATTATATTTTTTACGAACATTTATGCAACCGCCATTAGTACTTCATCTCCTACATACTTTCCGTCCGCAACTTGTTTTTTTGTATATTCAGTACCACCCCAATTCACATCCATTGGATTGTCGCTGACTTTATTTTTCTCTTGAGCGTGATACATTTTATCTAAAGGGGTATATTCTCCTTGATATAAATTCATTGGATCATATGCCGGGAAACTGTTTTTATTATACGGTTGGTCGTTTCTACCAGCATCCACTAATTTAGACATTTCTGCTGGTTGTTCACCTATTGGGACAGTTGCAGGCAATCCTCCTTGTGCATCAAAAATATCGGGTCTTACTTGATATATCGCCTTTCCCTGTGCGTCATATGAACGTTGCAAAAATAATACTGGGCAAATTATATTATTGTGTTTTTGCCACTCTAAATATTCCACATAACCCTCTAAATTATCAAATTTAATAGGGTTTACACCTGGTATTTTGGCTTTTTTAGAATTGTATAAATATATTTCACTCCCTTTTTGGATCAAAATATTCGGGCATGCATTATTTTTATTCGCATAACCTTCGTATATTGTTTTCTCATTTACGGTTAAGCAATAATATAGACCTAATAAAAATATAAATCCTATAATAAATATTTTATGGATTTCTTGCATATATTATACTTGACGAGAAAAAAATTATTATTATATTATATTATTGTATAGGTGCTATGAAGTATTTCAAGATTACTGATCGGGATAGTGCCAACGAATTTAATAAACATCATCCAAAAAAACATGCGGTTGTTAAATTTTATGCACCATGGTGTGGTCATTGCCAAAACTTGCGACCAAAATGGAATACTATATGCAAAACTCTCGGTATTGATCTTGAAAATGAAAAAGATTATAAACCACAGGCTGACTACGGAAATGACGAAAATTTTATCATGGCCGAGGCAAGCGATGATGGTATTCCTCATATGAAATCATTCAATGATGTGCAAGGATTCCCTACCATAGTACATATGATAGATGGTAAACTTAAGGATACATATAGCGGTAGTCATGAAGTGCAAGAACTTGAATCATGGATTAATGAAAAAATTGCACACTCGAATAAAAAACATAAAATGGGTGGTGGTGCTCGACGTGTTAGTGGTGGTGCTCGACGTGTTAGTGGTGGTGCTCGACGTGGTTCTCGGCGTGGTACTCGGTGTGGTACTCGACTTGGTACTCGCCGTGTTGCTCGGAAATTACGCAATACTCGCAATAAACGTTGCAAGAGAAAAAAACGCACTAAAAAGAGATCATAAGTTCATATTATTTTGTATTATTTTGTAATACTTAATAATAGTTAATATCATATTAAATAAAAATGAATATCATTAAACCACGTAAAACTATGGCATTAAATTACAATAATGCCGAAATTAACAAGTCGTAGCTTCAAACTTTTGGACTTCAATATATATGATAAGGAGCGGGATCAGTCTGGAGATGGCGGGGATGGTGATAGTAGCAGTAGTGGTGATGACAAGAAATTCTCCATAAAAGACAATAAACGTTTTATTATTCAAATGTTCGCCATCAATGAGACCGGGAAAACTTGCTCCATCATTGTGGACGATTTTAAACCATTCTTTTATATCAAGGTCCACGACGGCTTTACCAATAGTGATCGTATGCAATTTATCAATTATATCGGAACAAAAATTGGTGTCTATTATAAACAGTCTATATGCAACAATCAATTGGTGAATCGCAAAAAATTATATGGTTTTGACGGTGGTCGAGACCACAAATTTATTCTTATGCAATTCAATAATACTCTATGTATGAATAAAGTAAAAAATATATTTTATGGTTATGTGGATAAACGTCGAACATTATTAAGTGAGGGTTATATCTATAAAAATAGGGCCATGTATTTATACGAAGGCAATATTCCCCCTCTTTTACGATTCTTCCACGTAAATGAAATCAGTCCTTCGGGTTGGATTAAAATCCCACTTGACAAGGCAAAACAGATTCGCGGTAAAACAACTACTTGTGATTTTGAATTCGAAATGAGTTATACCGATATTATTCCCCAGAATGACAAGGAGACCATTGTCCCATACAAGATTTGTAGCTTTGATATAGAGGCCAGTAGTAGCCACGGTGATTTTCCATTACCGGTTAAAACTTACAAGAAACTCGCTCAAAATATTATTGATAATTTTATTGAAAGCGCCATGCAAAATGACGGTCGCCCACAGATTACCAAGGACGAATTTCGATCTATGGTTATGTCCGCTTTCGGATACGGCTATTACGATAAAATCGAACGCATCTATTGTAAATTAGACCTTAATGAAGAGGAGGTGGGCAATCTTATCGATGCACTATTGAGCAACCCTGTAAAAAACATGATTCAACAAGATTGCGGTGATGCAGAACTCGTTGAAGCCATGTATGAACAATCGTGGGAAGCAGCGCAAAATAATGATGGTGAAGGTGGAGACGATGGTAATGAAGGGGTTGCCAATAGTGGTGTGGAAGGAGAAGCCATGTATTCGAACAAGACACAACTACCCAAAGTTAAGCGTATTGAAAAAAAAGCTCGCGTTTTCGATGTGATAAATATGTTTCCTGCAACTGGAAAAGTCGACCGCGAAGGGTTGATTACCATTCTTAATAAATGCTTCAATGCTATTTTCCCACAAGTTGAAGGCGACAAGATCACATTTATTGGTTCCACTTTTCTAAAATACGGCGAAGAGAAACCCTACTTGAATCATTGTATTGCACTCGATACATGCGACCAGGTTGATGGCGCGAAAATAGATAGCTACGACACTGAAAAAAAGGTCATGTTGGCGTGGACAGAACTAATTCAAAAGGAGAATCCGGATATTATTATCGGATATAACATTTTCGGTTTTGATTACGAATTCATGTTTCGGCGTGCCATGGAAAACAATATTGTTAATAGTTTCCTGAAGTTGTCTCGTAATAAAGACGAATTATGCGCTTCACGTGATTACAAGACCAATGTGTTGAAAATCGAAGAAAGCAGCATTGTCATTGCAAGTGGACAACATGACTTGAAATTCATAAAAATGAATGGTCGACTTCAAGTGGATATGTATAATTATTTCCGCAGAGATTACAACTTGACTTCTTATAAACTGGACTATGTTGCTGGTTATTTCATCGGCGATTCGGTGAAAAGGGTGGAGTATAATGAAGCTACGAATAGGACTCTTATACATACGAAAAATATTACTGGATTGGAACCTGGTAGCTTCATCAACTTTGAAGAATCCAGTCATTCAACCGATTATTACAAGGACGGCAAAAAATGCGTTGTTGAACACATTGATTATAAGAATAATATTATTGAAATTGCTGGAGAAGAAACTCCAGATATGACAAAACACGTTAAATGGGGTCTCGCCAAGGATGATGTTACCCCACAGGACATCTTTCGTATGACGAATGAGGGACCCAAAGAACGCGCTGTCATTGCTAAATACTGTATTCAGGATTGTAATCTGGTGCATCATCTTATGCGCAAAATTGATGTCATTACTGGCTATGTGGAAATGTCGAAAATCTGCAGTGTACCGATTAATTTCGTGGTTATGCGTGGTCAAGGCATCAAGTTGACGAGTTATATCGCGAAAAAATGTCGAGAAAAAAACACATTGATGCCAACCATTGAAAAACCTGAATATCAGGAGCCCGCTGATGGAGAAAGGTGGAGTGGCTACGATGGAGCTATTGTATTACCACCCAAGTGCAATCTTTACTTGGATAATCCTGTAGCATGTGTGGATTATAGTTCTCTGTATCCATCATCTATGATTAGTGAAAACTTGTCGCACGATAGTAAGGTGTGGAGTAAAGAGTATGACTTGGAAGGTAATTTAATTCAAGGTTCTGAGTGGGGTACGCGTGATGGGGACGGCGTTTATATTTATAATGACTTACCTGGTTATGAATATGTAGATATCGAACACGAAATTTATAAATGGCAGGCGAATGAACGCGGTAAGTTGGAAAAAGTGGTTAGTGGTATGCGTCATTGTCGTTTTGCACAATTTCCTGATGGGAAAAAAGGTATTATGCCTTCTATTTTGGAAGAGTTGTTGGCTGCCCGTAAAGCCACGCGTAAAATGATTCCGCAACAAAAAGATGATTTCATGAAGAATATTTTAGATAAGCGACAACAAAGTTATAAAGTTACCGCTAATTCACTATATGGTGGGTGTGGTGCAAAAACAAGTACATTTTTCGAAAAGGATGTTGCTGCATCAACCACTGCTACTGGTAGAAAGTTGCTTACTTATGCGCGTCGCGTTGTCGAAGAAACATATGGTGATATTGAAGTTGAAACGAGATATGGGCGCATGCGTTCCAAGGCGGAATATATTTACGGCGACACAGATTCAGTGTTCTTCACGTTCAACTTGGAAACATTGGATGGCGAAAAGGTGCGTGGTAAAAAGGCTCTTGAAATTACGATTGACTTGGCTCAAGAAGCCGGCGCGTTGGCAACAAAATGCTTGAAAAAACCACATGATCTTGAATATGAGAAAACATTCATGCCGTTTTGCTTACTTTCAAAAAAACGCTATGTAGGTATGTTGTATGAAACTGATCCAGAAAAGGGCGATAGAAAAAGCATGGGTATTGTATTGAAACGCCGCGATAATGCTCCTATTGTAAAGGATGTATATGGTGGTATTATTGATATATTGATGAAGGAGCAAAACGTAGAACGCGCTGTGGAATTCCTGCGGGAATGCTTACGCAATATCGTGCAAGAAAAATATCCTCTCGATAAATTGATCATTTCGAAAGCTTTGAGATCCACCTATAAAAATCCGCTGCAGATTGCTCATAAAGTTTTGGCGGATAGAATGGGTAAGCGCGACCCAGGAAATAAACCAGGATCAGGAGATAGAATCCCTTTTGTGTATATTGAAATTGAAAATAAAAAGGCTTTACAGGGTGAAAAAATTGAGCATCCTGATTATATAATTGAGAATAAACTACGACCGAATTATGGACACTATATTACGAATCAGATTATGAAACCAGTTCAACAAGTGTTTGAATTGGTTCTTGATGACATGGCGTGTTTTCAACCAGTTCGTGAAGAATTTAATAAAATGACAGAGTCTGCAATGCAGCTGATTGGTAATGATCCTGATAAAATAGAGAAGAAACTAACAGACTTGCGAAATAAACAGGTGAAGATATTGCTTTTTGATGAGTTTTTGGATGAACCGACAAAGCCAATTCGTACAAAAAGTGTTGCTAAAGTCAAAGATCCGGATGCTCCCAAAAAGGCGCGTGGGAGACCTAAAAAAATGAAGGTTATGAAGGAGGAAGATGATGGTAGTATAACTGAGGTTATTGTGCAAGGGGCTGCTGTACAAGAATCGACTGCTGTACAAGAATCGACTGCTGTACAAGAATCGACTGCTGTACAAGAATCGACTGCTGTAGCGAAGAAGCCACGTGGCAGACCGAAAAAAATAAAGGTTATGAAGGAGGAAGATGATGGTAGTATAACTGAATTGCAAGAACCGGCTGTGCAAGAACCGGCTGTGCAAGAACCTGTTGTTGAGGTTCAGATGCAAGAACCGGCTGTGCAAGAACCTGTTGTTGAGGTTCAGATGCAAGAACCGGCTGTGCAAGAACCTGTTCCTGAACCAGAAAAAGAACCTGTTGTTCATGCAAAAAAGGCGCGAGTTAGAAAGTTAAAGTTAGTAATAGAGGATTAATTTATAGTTTATATTTTTGTATTTTTTGTATTTTTTGTATTTTTTTTATTCACGGATTAATAGTTTTGCGGCCATATAGGTTCCCATACCCAACCACATCGATGTAATCATATTACCTCCCTCATAGATGACCCAACGAAGTGCACTACAGTGTGGTGCAGCTGCTATAAACGGACTTATAAGGAAACCAATGATTGTAATGGGTGTGCAAAAATAGACATACATGTGTGGCGCAAGGTAGCTCAATACAATCCACATGAAATAGAACAAACCTACTGTTTTCATTTCCTTACTTAATTCGATTGGCATGATACTTGTGTATAAGTTAGTTAGCATTCTTTACGAAACTGTTGTTAGAAATCACGTCTGTCAATTTTTTTTGCAAAAATACTACCTTTTTTCGTATACACTGGACAAAAAACTTACCTTTTTTCGTATACACTGGACGATAACGTAAATGTTTTACTACAAGGCTCTCTAATATCAAGAATATCTCTATATAACAGGTCTTCGGCAACCAATCCTAATAGGAAACAGGTTAATATATGGATATACTTGATATCCATAAGAAAATGGCTATATAATGAGGCTATAATGAGTGAATACGTTATCCAATGATGAACGTGATAGCATTTATTCTGCCATATGAGAACTAATTCGTTTTTTTTTGGTGACTTGAAATTATTTTTATAGGCAATGGCTAAACCGAATAAGAAAACAACAATATATTGAATCGACTTCATATAATTTGACATATAATATACTATTATATGAAATAATAAATTTTTATTTTTATTTAATTTTATGCAAAGCTTCCAATACATTCTTTCCTATTTTACGCGATTTTCCACCAGACGATTCTATTGTAATCGTTTTCAACTCCACATCATCACATTCAATTGCTTCTATTAAACATTTCAATGAACCATATTTTGCTAACAATGCCTGTGCAGATTTTATACTTACACCCGGCAAACATGTAAGCATAATCTCTCCAATATTATCCCCTGTTATATTTTTCTTCTTCTCTCTATGAACAGTTACTACATCACAATAAGATTGGTCGACAGGTTTATTCAATTCACCAATACTATAATATGACTTCTCACTGGTGTCCATCTTCTTCATTTTATTACATAATTGTACTATCCATGTAGCGCTTTCATTCATTGAATTCGCTTTCCACAACGAAAATCCTTTATAATGATTTATGGTTATACATGCCGACATGAGCGTATTTTTATCCATACGACCCTTTTTCTCATTATAAGTATTCCAATCCCCCTCGATCAAATAAAATATATTATGGTTGGGTACATTCGTATTGCTCAATCGAAATGATTGTTCCTTGTAGCGACCATCTTTTATACTTGAAGCTAAATCATAGAGAGATTTACGTTCTATTATTATTCTTTCATTACCTTCGTCATCATATATAATAATATCACCTATTGGGAGAGCCTTTGTGATTATTTCGTGAGTTCCGTTCATAGAATTCACCACTTTCAATATATCAATCAATTCCTTTTCACGCACATCTATTTCAATACGCATTTTATATGAATCATATAAAATACTTATTAAATGGTTTCAAAAGTAATAAATTATATATATTATATTTTCGGCAATTCTTCAATGGTATCAAATTGACTCGAATATAAAATAATATTTGCAATATTAGATAAAATATGTATCATGCATTGAGCATATGTAGATTCCCAATACAGGCCTTTATTATAATAATAGTATCCTAATGGGTAAAAACTAATAGAAAACATCATAATTGTATAATAAAATACCATATATTGAGATGAGTATGCGCGATATAATTGATAGAATAAAGCTATTGAAAGATAAGCTATATCAATATATCTTCTGGGTGAATCGAATAATGGATTTTCCCAATAAGATATTGAAGTAATAAATACGCCACCCGAACAACATGCGAGCAAATATTGCCCATTGTATATAGCATATATAGATGCCCCAAGCGACAAATAAGACATATTGTAAATTAACTTACATTGGTCTGGGTATAATACATATGTTTTTCCGAGGGGGTTTTTACATTCCATAATGATATTGTATAGATTATATTTATAATTTATAATTTATAATTTATATTATCACGAATGTTTAAAGCATGGGTCCACCCATACCAGAATAACCACCCGCACGAGATTGATATTGTGTCATCTTAAATAAATAATTAGGCAAAAGGGCGGGTGCAGAAGGACGATTACCTCTATTACTTGGTGTCATAAAACCAGTTGCACTTGGTGCGGCGCCACCCTTTTTCATACCACCAAAATATGCGGTTCGAACAATTTCACCAGTGCTTGTTTTTACTAAAACACTTGGCATGATACCATTGGTACCACTTGGACCACCGAATGTTGCTCGTCGAGCAATTGCTGAGCGTCCGCGACTACTTCTATATCCGTTTCTTTGAGGCATTATAATAAACGTGAATATTTTATTATAATATGTTATTTATGTTATTTATGATGATTAGTAATAACTAAACATGCGACTAATTCCACCAGATCCGGCAGGGTTGATGGAAAGAAGATTGTTCTTTTTCAAGTAGTCGATTGTTTTGGGTCCACACTTCTGATAAGGAGCGGGAATACCTTTTCCTCCACGTGTTCGAATGGCATTATAAACACCCATATTCGTGTTATTTCCAACATTTGGTGGTGAACCACCCATGCTGCCATAAATACATGTGCTATTTGCAATACTTGCGACATTGCGCGCTTTTTTTCCTGCACTCATAAGAACCATAGTTTATACTATACCGAAAGATAATTTTAAAAATTGATTTAGAATAATACATCTATAGTTATAGAATATTACTTGATGAGCGACGCTGAAGATTATAACGAATACGACAAGGAAGATGTATCTAAATTGATAAAACACGACATAGATATAGTTTCTTCAGATGAAGGACTTATATTTAATCCTTACAATCCACAAAATATTGATATTTCAGTTCGAGATGTAGAAAATATATTGTCGAAATATGGAATTCCTTCTAAAATTCATAATATTAATTTATACAAGCGAGCCTTTGTACATAAATCTTATATGAAACGTCCATATTTGCTAAATGAGCAAGAAAATATTACTATAACAGAACAACCAGATAATTGTTTGTCTCTTAAGACCAAGTCCAATGAACGTCTCGAATTTCTCGGAGATGGTGTATTGGAATGTATTACAAAATATTACTTGTATCGCCGTTTTCCTAAAGAAAATGAAGGGTTTATGACTGAAAATAAAATCAAGTTGGTGAAAAATGAAGCAATCGGAGCTCTTGCACAAGAAATGGGTCTTCACAAATGGCTGCTAATTTCACGACATGCTGAAGAAAAAGGAACTCGTATGTCCCATAAAAAACTTGGCTGCCTTTTTGAAGCATTTTTAGGAGCATTATTTTTAGACTTTAACAAGATTGAAATTCACGATGACGATAAATGGTTTGATAATGTATTTGTTACTGGACCAGGGTTTCAAATGGCCCAGATATTTATTGAAAACATTTTCGAAAAACACGTTGATTGGGATACCATTATAAGAAGCCAGGACAATTTCAAAAATCTATTTCAGGTTATTATTCAAAAGGAATTCAAAACAACCCCCGACTATATTGAAATTAACAATGACTCAGACGATGGGTATACTATGGGTGTTTATTTATGTTTAGGAGCACAGATTTATGAAATGAACCCCGCAAATGCGATACCATATGAAAATTTCAATTCACTTCAGGACATTCAAAATCTGTACGAACAAATCGGAAATGTATTTATTATTTTTGGAACCGGAACACACAAGGTTAAAAAGAAGGCCGAACAGTTGGCATGCCTTAAAGCATATAAATTGTGTAGCAAGAGCCCAGTATAGTGCAACAAGTATAGTGCAACAAGTATAGTGCAACAAGTATAGTGCAACAAGTATAGTGCAACAAGTATAATGTAAAAAATATAATTATTGTCTTTTTTCAGTAAAAGAGAATAATATATAATATTAATTTTATATAAGAACCATGTCTGCAAAAACATCCATTTTAGAAAAGCTCAAAGCAAAACCTATTGCCAAAAAAAAAGATGATTTAACATTTGAATTAATTATCACTGATAATTCAAAGGATAATGCACTTGACAGAAATCTTTTTTTATCACGCATTTCCACCGCATTTAAAACACGAAAAAAGAAACCGGTTGGTGAAATCGATAGATTGGCACCCATGTTAGAGATATCAGACGAACCACCGGCAAGTACTCCTTTACAACAAGATGCTTCAAAACCTGCTTCAAAGAATGCTTCAAAGAATGCTTCAAATAACGCTTCAAGGAAAACAAAGAAACGCGTTCGCATTACAGATGAAGTCATCGGTATTGAAATCGATGAGCAAGGTATGCAAGGTGCGCCGAGTGCGCCTGAGGCACCCGACAGTGCATCTATTTCAGGTAAACGCATTACACCACAACCATCCAAAACCGTTATCGCGGAAGGCCCAATGACTATGATTCAAATCGGCGACACGGAAACTGTAAAACGATTACCTAAGAAGAGAAATGAAATCATTCGCGCATCAGCCTATTACTTGAATAATAGAGAGATATTCGTCAATTTCATTAATACACTCTTTTCTAAATACAAAACCGAACTGGGCGATCTTACCCAACAAATTAGTTGCTCAGACAAACGCAGTGAAGAATTTCGTATCATGACACATCAAAAAATTGTTCGCGATTATTTATCAATATATACACCCTATAGAGGTTTATTATTGTATCATGGTCTTGGTTCAGGAAAAACTTGCTCGTCTATTGCTATAGCCGAGGGTCTGAAAACCGATAAACAAGTTATTGTCATGACACCAGCTTCATTACGCCGTAATTATATTGAAGAGTTGAAAAAATGCGGCGATCACATATACAAAAAAAACCAGTTTTGGGAGTTCGTCCAAGTGGGTAAAAATGAACAACTTATTTCCGAATTAAGTCGCATGCTGCAGTTGTCCGAGGATTACATCCGCCGACGCGGAGGCGCATGGTTGGTAAATGTCGTTAAACCGTCCAATTTCGAAGGTCTGGATACGGAATACAAAAATAATATTGATTCTCAAATAAACGAAATGATACGCAACAAGTATCAATTTATCAATTATAATGGCATGCGAATTGGTCATCTGCGCGACTTGTCGCTGAACTATAGAATAAATCCCTTTGATAATAAAGTCATCATCGTTGACGAAGCGCATAATTTCGTAAGTCGTATCGTAAATAAATTGAAAAAACCCGATTCACTTTCGTATAAATTATACGAATACTTAATGGCGGCCGAAAACGTCAAGATTGTTTTTTTAACGGGAACTCCTATGATTAATTATCCCAACGAACTTGGTATTTTATTCAATATTTTACGCGGGTATATTAAAACATGGAACTTTCCACTCAATATTAAAACGACAAAAACAGTCTCAAAAACCACCATTACAGACATGTTTGCAGGAGTAAGTGTTATGGATCAGATTGAATATAAACCTTCTCTTAAAATTCTCACCGTTACGCGCAACCCATTCGGTTTTATTAATAAAAAGCGGTCCGAAAAATATATAGGTGTATCACAAGCGAAAGTAGATGAACGCGGAAATGTCAGCGACGAATATTTTGAAAAAATCATCGCGGGTATTCTCCTAAAGAACGATATCGCTATTTTGACAAGTGGCATTAAAGTGGAATTATACAAGGCTCTTCCAGATACAATGGATGGATTCAATTCTTATTTTATCGACGACAAGGGTAATGTGAAAAACGCCAATTTATTCAAACGCCGTATTGTGGGCCTCACTTCTTATTTTAGAAGTGCTCAGGAACAGCTTATGCCTCGATTCGATAAAACGACCGATCTACATGTAATAAAAGTTCCTATGAGTGATTATCAATTCTCATTGTATGAAAAAGAACGCATTGAAGAGCGCGAATTAGAATCACGTAATCGAAAGAAAAAGGCATTGAAACCAGTCGCTGAATTATATGAAGATTCAGTCTCTACGTATAGGATTTTCTCACGTGCAGCCTGCAATTTCGTTTTTCCGGAAACGATGAAACGACCTAAACCGTCCGAGAGCAAGTCATTGCAAGAATTATCACTCTCTTTGAATGAGGATATGTTGGATGCTGCGACCATGGAAGAGAGATTAGATAATCCCGACGGAACATATGAAGCAGATGATTTCAATTATTATAAACTATTAGCTATAGAAAATAAGAGTTCTGTTTCCGAAATTAAAAAGGCGTACAAAGCACTTGCAACAAAACACTCAACTGATGACGTCAAAATGAGAGAGATTCAGGGGGCGTATGAATATTTAATTGATGGCGATAATAAAAAACAATATGATCGTTATCTTGATCTTAAACACACACAGGATGGGGTTGAGATGGATTTTTCTTACGACGCGCTTATTAAATCCGCATTGCAGAACATGGAAGAAAATAGTGCGTCTTATTTCTCACCCACTGATCTACAGAAATATAGTCCGAAATTTCTTACCATGTTGGAAAATATACAAGATCCAGAACATCAAGGGTGTAGTTTAGTATACAGTCAATTTAGAACCCTTGAGGGTATCGGTATTTTCAAACTTATTTTGGAAGCGAATGGTTTCGCACAGTTTCGTATCAAAAAAGATACTCAGGGTACTTGGTCATTGGATCGTCGAGAAAGTGATCTTGGAAAACCCATGTTCGTACTATATACCGGTACGGAAGATGCAGATGAAAAGGAAATTGTCCGAAATATTTTTAATTCTAATTGGACCGGGGTACCAGACAGCCTTGTGAGTGTATTAAAACCTATTTCCGCTAACAATTTTATGGGGGAAATTATCAAAGTGTTTATGATTACCGCTTCTGGTGCAGAGGGAATTTCACTTCGCAATGTAAGATATGTGCATATTACTGAACCATATTGGCATCCTGTGCGTGTAGAACAAGTTATCGGTCGTGCGAAACGTATATGTAGTCATGAAGACTTGCCTGAAGAATTGCGAACAGTAAATGTATTTCTATATATTGCAACCCTAAGTGAAAGGCAGAAAACCAGCGAAGAAGCGGTTGAATTGCGAGTAAAAGATAGGAGTAAAATAGATAAACAAACGCCCATTACTACAGATGAATCATTGTATGAAATTTCCACACTAAAAGAGAACATTGCTAAAAAATTGTTGACTGCTGTGAAAGAGGCTTCTATTGATTGTTCCATACATGCTACCAGTGGCTCGAGTGAAAAACTGCAATGCTTCTCTTTCGGTAAACCCAACGAAAAGGCATTTTCATATAGGCCATCTATTACTAACGAAGAATCGGACACAGTATCACATGTGAATGAAAAATTTATGGAACGCGAAGTAGATGTTATTAAAATGGAAGGCAAGGAATATGCTCGAAATAAAAAGACGATGGAAATTTACGACATTGAGAGTTTCCGCGTTGCACAAGAAACGGGTGCGAATCCTATTGTTGTAGGAAAATTGATACAAATGGGAAAAAAATTTAAGTTCGAAAGAATTAAACTATAACATACACCTTTGAATAAAACTTTACTATGTTATGATTGAATCAATTCACCGTATTTATTGAATACCTCTGTAATACGATTGAATGTAAATGTATTTCCATCACTGAGAGTAATTGTGTGGATTAAAAATCCTGCATGGCCATCTGTCTGGCGAAATATGTCGTCATAATCCATCTCATACCCAGTAATCTTTACTTCAGTTATATTTCCTTCCTCATCAGTTTTCTTTAATACTGAACCAACCAACTTTTTATAATCACACATGGGATACCAATTGCTTCTCATTTTACTTATATAAATATATTAAAATATTAAAATATGGATTTCATTTTTTATTATATTTATTACATTTATGCAGGTACAGGTGCTTGTGGACAAGCACCACATTTACCCCCCTTCTTTGCACCCTTTTTACCTTTTCTACGGCGAGTTTTCTTTGCACCTTTCTTTGCACCTTTCTTTGCACCCTTCTTTGCACCCTTCTTGGTGCCTTTCTTTGCACCCACCTTCTTTGTACCCTTCTTTGCGCTCTTTGCGCGTCTTGTACGCTTTCTGGTAGCAGGTTTTGCACTCACACCTAAACTACTCGACATCTTGGCTTTTGATTCTGCATAACTTTTCTGTGCAATAGGAATAATGTCAGCAACAGATTTTCCAGGGTTTGCCTTGAGAGCTTTTTTGATTTCATCAATCCATGCCATGGTTATATATAGAATAAATATTTTTATTTACGCGCTGTCGTATAAAATATGGCTAAAATAAACTATTTCTTTTATTTTATTCATCAGTAAAGTCTTTTTCTAACATAATGAATATTTTTTCCAGAAGAGTCATCATTTCCCCCTGATTACCTTTCAATACTTTTAATTCATCCATGACTTCTCTATATGGGTCCTTTTTCTTAAATTTTGACATGATATCGTTATTCTTTGGTATTATTCTCGTATCTGTTATACTTGTACTTGTTATATTTTCATCTTGTGAATCTATACTTTCTAAAACTTGGATTTCTTTAATATGTCCTTCTAAAACACGCCCTTCATTAATGGGTATTTTTTTCTCAGTAGTTTCACTCGTGCCAATCCATTTTTTAGCATCATTAATATCACCCTGTGTTGCAGATATTGTTTCTAATTCGCGTTCACGTGATGTAAGCATATCTTGAATTAGTCTCTCCATGTCGCCACCAAGCGGTTTATCTTCTTTATTGTCAGCAAAAGACACTTCTTTCGGCTTTTTAGGTTGCAAAAGCTCATTCATATTCGTTTGCTGTTCTTGAATCTTAGTATTGAATTCTTCTGCACGTTTTTTATGTACATCCTCAACACGCATGTCTTCGGCACGATACACTACCTCTAATTTTTTCTGACTTGATTTGACATCTGACGTAGAAGTAGAAATCGAATTAATTTTATTTAACAAAATGGGTATTACCTCCTTGTTCATACTAACCATGTCCTGTTTTATAGAAGACGAATTACTATTTTGATTATAATTATTTAAAACCTTGTCAAATGTGGCTCGTATATCGTCAAATCTATTGTTCGGGATATTTTGAAATACATCACTTTCCTGCAATACACTCCATAATAGAGATTTATTTTCATTTCCAAGAAAATCCATTGTATAATAAATAATAACCAATATTGTTTAATATTTATTTTGCAAAATGAATTACCAATTATAGTTGATGCGACGGATTAAAGTAAATTTCTCTAAAACGTTCCATTTCTTTGTCTGGAATACGTTCGCTCATTTTTTTTTCCGGATGAATATCTTTAAGAGATTGAATAATAAAATACAAACTATACATACCACACTCTGTATTTGATCTCTGATGGCGCGTTTTATTGTCCAATCGCGCCATTTCAATACCTTGTTCTTTAGATTGATCAATGATCCGATCTATCAATTGATTCACTTCCTTGGGGGCAGGATCTCCCACACTATCAAAAAAATATACATATCCACGTTTCGTATTTATAAAAAGTGAAATCCAATGTGAACCCGACTTGTAATGAGGATCAGTATTAAATATTATACCGATTTTATTACATCCTTTGTATAGATGCGCCTTTAAATCAAAGTTGCACAGCTCATCCCAGACACATTTTGTTTTGCTTTGTTTTTTATCGAAATCAATGGGACTTGGTCCTAAAAATTGAAAACATGGATATGCGTGCTCATATTGACGCATTACATTTTCTATATCAGTACTATTTAGCCACTCGTTGGGATTTGTTCGCCATGCTTGTGGAGACTCTGGTGCGAACGTATAATTTAATAAATCACTATCCCCCGTGTCGGACACAAATTGCTGCTTCAACCAACATTGCTCCGTATTGCATGTTCCACTCATATTTTTTCGCAGTTCGTGCCATATTTTTTGCGAGTCATGGGTTTTTATTTTTGCATCAGGGTGGCGAGCATTCCAATAATTGCGCAATTTCATCAATTTCTTATTGGAATAACACGTTGAACTATTCGGATTATTCGCGTCTGGTGCACAATGTGATTTTTTCATTGTGTTTTTATGTTTTTTTATCTTGGATATTGTCTTTTGGTTTCGGCGACTCTTCATATTTATTACCTATATTTTTCTTTTTCGGAACATCCTTGTTTCTCAATTCTTTACTTTTCAATCGGACCTTAATCTTTTGTGGTGGAGGGCGAGGCGGTTTTTTATTTACATGAGTATTTTTTATAACATAATTGTCTAAAGTACACGACTTGATATTATTGTTGTTTTGAAAAGCCAATTGATCTCGCTCTATATTCTCTGCACTATTCGAATCTTCTAATGGTATATCGAGAGAATCTTCAAAACTAACTGATTTATCCATATTCATATTCATTTTTGTATTGCCTAATTCTTTTTGTATAATAGATGTTCTATCTTCTTGTTTCAAGTATTCAATGGCAGCTTTGTTAAACTTCTCAAACGCAAGTATTACTGACTTATTTTTTATTTCATCTTTTTTGAATAAATTCTTATACAATAAATATAGTCTTTTTTTATAAAATCTCTCTTCGGCGTAGTATACCAATGAGTCGTCTGATGATTTATCCTGAGAAATTACATGTTCATTATATATTTTGTTCGACATATAATTCATTGTTAGCTTATCAATAGTATTCATTAAAATGATAAATTATAAAAATATTCACAATTTATCATATTAAATTAAACGTTTAAATAAATTCATAGAGGAGTTCAATAAATTATTGGATTTATGAGATTCTTTACTACATTTATAATCTTGTAAATAAGTATCTACAATTTCTAAACTCCCCTCTACCCATCCTTGATTAAATGAAATATCATTGTTTAAGTAAACAATTTTTTTACTATCAAATGGATGAAATAATTCAACTTGTGTCTTTGTTAAATCTCTATTAGTATTATACGTCGTTTTATTCCTTGCATTCCAAAAAGCGGCACCATTATTCCAATACATATAAGATATTTTCTTAGCTTGAGGAATTGATTCAATACTAATATCGAATGATTGTGATAATAAATAATATATATTATTTAAAGCCGTGTCATATTTTTCCTCAGCTTTTACAAATGTTATTTGCTCTTTTGATGGAAGCATATTTAACCAGTAATTTGCATTGGTATTTATGGCATATATCATCAATGTATAATTATCAGGATCATCATTATATACCCATACTTGATTCAATTTATTTGAACATTTATTTCTGCCCTTTTTAATATCGAATTTTTCTGATTTTAAAAAAGGGTTTGGAAATGTAAGAAATATTTTCAATAATGGGAGTTTAATTAAATTACTATTAAGATCGCTTATAAACGTAGTTGGCATATTTACGACATTTTGAATATCATTATAAGCTACACATAAAAACAATTGTTTTGTTTTATATTTTTTCATATTATTATTTGATTCTACGTTTAATGATATAGGGTGTCCGTTTTCGTTAAAGCTTGTTAATTTGCTATTTAATAAAATATCTACATTTGGATTTGTGTTTTTCATTTTTTGAATGCAGTTTTTTGCTAATAAATTATATCCTCCATCCATAAATTTTTGTTCACATGTAGCTGTACCACCTAAAGCTAAATTTTCAATAATACCAATTGCATCACACAATGATATTTCAAAAAAGTTATCATAGTTTACGACAGCTTGATATGCTAGAAACTCTTCCATATTTAATCCATCAGGTTTTAAGAGCGTACTTTGTACATCTGAATTTGCTAAAAATTCATTTGCAAATAATTCTCTTCTACCTTTTTCTGTACGTAATGCATAATCAAGATCAGTAAACCCTTGATCCTCTAATAGTTTTAATATAATTTCATTTACTTTCCCAAATAAAGCAACTGTAGTGTCATCAAAATATGTTTCTGTAAAACTTAATTCATCATTGGGCATTGTTTTGCTTCGCAATTGAATTATATTACTATCTACATTTTCAGGAAATTCAGATGATTCTACATTTAATTCTTTTGCTAATGCTGTAACTTTTGGCTGTATACACGGAAAATGACGCATACCACCCAATTCGCATTTCACATTATTATCATTACGTGGACCATCTATAGATAATAAGCGACCTCCTATATAATTTTTTTTCTCAATAAATAAGAATTTTTTATTAGGACATAACATGTTTAATTTGTATCCTAAATATGCTCCTGTAATACCACAACCTATAATAGCATAGTCATATACTTCTTCCATTATATTATATTGTGATATGATATATTGTATTGTATACTAAATTTATTATTCATCATTTAATTGTGTACGTGTAGAGTTTTGAAAAAGCTGCTTTCCTACATCTTCTTTATTGGGGTTAAAGGGTTCGAATTGAGTACTCTCGAAAAGACCGGGAAAGGGCTGATTCATAGGCTTACTGGACACTTCCACTTTATACAAGTCGCTATTAGACGAAGGTATATAAACTCCTTGATCGCCTCGTTGAAGTGAAAAAAATTGATTACGTAATACTGATTCTGTGTGAATATTCGATGCAAAACCTGTCCACGGAGCTTGCGCTGTTCCAGGGTTAAATGTTGTATCTACGCTAAAGCTTTGGCAATTATTCGCAGGAACTGTTGCTACCTTGCGTTGATCTAAAATCGGCATAGTAGCATATTTCGTAGAAGTGGGGCGAATGCTATACTGTGGCGGTAATGGGGCAGAAGGGATATTTCTATTGGATATACGTGTATTTAAATCTTGAACACGATGATCATCTTGTCGACAACAACCATCTATTACTCCGTACATATTAGTATATACATAGGTTATATTAATTATTTCAATATAACATATATAAAATGAAAACCGTGTTAATATATAATGTGTGGAATATTTTCGTTCATAAAAAAAACGTCGCAGTTTTCTATTCCGAATGATTTAGTACAGCAATTATTATATGGGTGGGATTGTGGCAAAGGGCGAGGTCCGGAAAATTCTATTATGAAATATTATGACTATGGGATGTTGGGATTTCACAGATTGGCAATTAATGGTCTGGACGACATTTCCAACCAGCCATTGGAAAAGGACGATTGTGTATTAATATGTAATGGAGAGATTTACAATTATAAGGAACTTTATGCACAATTGGATGTTGTTCCTAAAACTCATTCTGACTGCGAAGTTATTATTGATATGTATAATAAATATGGTATTGACTATACGTTGCAAAACTTGGACGGCGTATTCGCCTTTATTTTATTCGATACTAAAAAACAGAAAATTATAGCAGCGCGAGATCCTTTTGGTGTCAGACCCATGTATTATTGTAGTAATAAGGATGGGCATTGTTTCGCGTCGGAATTTAAACAACTCTCTTTTTTGATTGACGATGAGCATGATTATGAGTCTGATTATGGGCAATTCGAACCAGGAACATATAGTTGTTTTGACGTAGATGAAGAAGGGATTATTAACTTGACTCGGAAAAATAAAAAATATGCCGAATTCCAATTTCAAGCGAATTATAATTTTGTACCGGATTCCGCTTTAGACGTAGACGTCCCAATGAATATACATTATTATCAGACATATCATAACTTGTGTGCGGCTGTTAGAAAACGTGTTGAAAATACCGATCGACCAATTGCTTGTTTACTTTCAGGTGGATTGGATAGCAGTCTTATTGCTGCATTGGTTAAGAAATTATTGCCATCTGATATCGTTTTGGAAACATATAGTATTGGAATGTCCGGTGCATCGGATTTTAAATATGCACAAATGGTTGCTGACCATATTGGCTCTAAGCATACAGAAGTTGTTGTTAGTGAAGAAGAGTTTTTTAATGCTATACCAAAGGTCATTCAATCTATTTCCAGTTATGATACGACAACTGTACGAGCAAGTGTAGGAAATTATCTAATTGGAAAATATATTTCTAAACATTCCAAAGCAAAGGTCATCTTTAATGGCGACGGATCCGACGAACTAACTGGTGGATATATGTATTTTCACTATTGCCCGGATTCCATGACATTCGATTATGAATGTAAGCGACTACTTTCCAATATTCATCATTTTGATGGGTTGCGTTCAGATCGTTGTATTTCATCGCATGGATTAGAATCACGTACCCCATTTTTGGACCGTTCATTCGTACATGCATACCTGACGATTCCTGTAAATATTCGCAACCATAATATAGCCGGTTGTCAGGAAAAATATTTATTGAGAAGAAGCATTGAGATTTACGATACTACATTGCTTCCTCAAGAAATTCTGTGGAGGAAAAAGGAGGCTTTTAGCGATGGTGTAAGTTCGGAAAATAATTCTTGGCACAATATTATTCAATCACGTGTTGCGGGCGATTCTACCGAACCTATGGATGACAATGTGGATGAAGTCAAAGACAATGCACCTATTACATTGGAACAAAAATACTATAGACGTATTTTCGAAAAATATTATTATGGGTATGGGAGCATTATACCTTATTTTTGGATGCCGAAATTCTGTGATGCGATAGACGCAAGTGCTCGGACCCTGGGAGTGTACCAAAATACAAGTATTTAATACTTGGTTGGGTCGAATTTTACAAAATCATATATATATCTATAATATATCTATAATATATCTATACTATATATGATTTCTTATTTTAAAAAACATCATGAAAAAATATTTATCTATGGGTTATACGCATCGTATACTTTATATGCACTGATACTTTTAGGTATTTCAACATCTGCGCCGAAATATTTAAAAGAACTTCAAGGATTTCTTAAATTATATGTATCCTTATTTTTAATATGGAGATTTAATCCTTATCGGACAGCACAAATGACACCATTTGATAAGCGTGTAGTGTTTTCATCGGCAATGTTTTTATTAACAACAACAACTATCACTCAATTAGTTCTATCCTTTATAACACCGATAAAGGGGGATGTGCATAATATTTTCTCTACTTTCGGAGAAGCAATTATAAGCGCATAAGCAAATATAAGCGCATAAGCAATTATAAGCGCATAAGCAATTATAAGCGCATAAGCAAATATAAGCGCATAAGCAAATATAAGCGCATAAGCAATTATTGTCGTTTCTTCCTTTTCTGCGTTTTATTATGATTTTTGTTATTATCGTCCTTTTGGCGAAGTGTCCTACTCGAAACATCCGAAAAAAACTCTTTCAAATGTTTCATAATTGCCATACTTACAACACTTTCGGCATCATACTCGTCTGGATTTTTCGTTTCAATATTAATGTTATACCTATTTATACTATCCATCATACGTGAAGTGAATTGTTCTTTGGTAAATGAATCGTCTAATTCGTGCTTAAATGCAGGCCAAAAACGATTAATCATATCAGTCCATTCTAAATGATATATGTATGGAAACAAGTTGACGTAATATACATTTTTATCTTCCATTCCCATATGTGGCTGATCGTCTAAAAAAAATACTTGTGTATTCCTTGGGAGTTTCGTGCAATTTATAAAATCGCCGATATTTTTGTCATGCGACGTTCTACCGAGTTCAACTTGACGTCCGTTTACCTTAAATGCTGCAATAATATTATCGAATAACTTGTAATCTATTTTGCTGTCAAGATAATCCTTTATTTGTACAGTCCATTCGCGAGGTCCTTGATTATTTGTATAAATAATAACTTTAGAGCATATTTTCGTGCGCTTCGAGGTTTTCAAGTATTTTAGTATATTTAGGATTCCGGGTCTCAAAAATTCTGGATATAAATCCATAATCTTGTTGAAATTTTTTTGATAATACCTGTTATCGTCTAAAACTATATTAAGACTGCTACACAATACACCCAAACTACTGAAGAACCCCAATGTTTCGTCCAAATCGAATACAACCACGTGCTGTCTCATTGTCTATAAAAAACATAGATTATTTTTTTATATAATACAATATAAATTAGGTTTTGCTCTATGAAGATTACAAAAACGGATTATATGAAGGTTTTGAAATATTATAAAATAGACATGCCACCAACTGCTACATATAAGATAGTTCAAGAAGTCGCGGAAGACATTTTAGCAACTAAATTATGTCGCTGTATAAAAAAAATCAATCCCTCTGAAAAAAAGGACTCGAAAACAGTAGCCATTTGTACGAATAATGTATTGAAAAAAAAAGGGTTATCAACGAGCAAGTTTACTTGCAAGAAGGGTGCTCGTTTTTCAAAATCGTTAAATAAAACTCGCAGGGATTTAACGTTGCAATCAAGGTCCTTAGCACAATCAAGATCAAGGTAATAACCAGGGGGCAATGTAATATGCCACAAAACTTATAATAATTATATAGAGAGATTTATATAACTATTAATTAACCATGGACGAATTATTGAAAGCATTAGATAATGATAAAAATGAATACTTGATGCAATTGAGTAATAGTAAAATTAAACACGAAAAAAACGATGTTTTACAACAAATACAATTGAGTGGTACCGTACTTAAGCTAATGCATAGTAAATTAGCAGAATATCGATATATGAGTGATGCTGATTCACTCAGAAACGGCGCATATATACGTTGGATAAATTTAACTAAACTGGACAAAATGTCTCCCGAAAAATTGCTTACCAATGGTGCTCTCATATGTGATTGGAAGCTATGCGATACGGGACTGCACGTGGTCTGTAAAACACATGTGGGTCGAATAATACAGATAAAATTCGATGAAAACCTGATTTTTCAAAAACTGACCGATCAAGAACAAGTTCTTTTGTCAGTAATTGATTATGTAAGCAAGTGATTCCGCAATCACCAATATTTTACTTACAGTTATCTAAGTGATTTTTAAACGGTCCCCTACATATGTAAGAGGTTTTTGGCACATTCGTTTTCGCAATTTACTTACATTTCTCTAAACAAGTTACGTTTTGGCATTTTTTTCAATTCTATTTTAAGATTTTGAAAAATGGACATGCTTTTTCCTTGTCCATTTTTGAAATCGAAAATTTCAAATAGTAAAAAAACGTCAAAATACCACTTACACCATTATGCAGTGAATGACTATTTGCAGATGAACTATTTGTTATTGTAAGGAAAAAAAGTGAAAAAATTTCTCAAAAACGGCATTTTTTGGTGTTATCCATTTTGGATAACGGGAAAATGCCTGAATTTATCCACATTATAATGACATTATATCTTACGACGAATGCTGTTAGATATATTACCATATAAAAAGCTTATGGTGCGGAGCTTTATTGGATAACAAGTGGATAACGGAAAAAATGCCGCATTGTAAAGGCTCTCAAAAAAAGACCGCCATTTCTCGCCTCACTGCATAAGAAAACAATTCAGTAAGGGAGAATATGATATTAATGTGGAAATTGATTTAGGCATTTTTTTTGTTATCCATTTATAGGATAAAAATGGATAACAAAAAATGCCAGAATAAAATAATAGAATATGTATGTCATAAATGCACGTTTACATGCAGCAAAAAAAGCAACTGGAGACAACATTTAACCACCAGGAAGCATAATATGGATAACATGGATAACAAAATGGATAACAAAATGGATAACAAAATTATCGAAGTCATTGAAGTTGAAACGACGACTTTTGACTGCGTTTGTGGTAAGGAGTTTAAATATCGATCTGGATTATGTAAGCATAAGAAAAAATGCGCGCATACATTGCAATGCGAAAAAGAAGCTAATAAATCGGAGATTGTACACACTGCGGTCGAATCGACGGAGTCTAATTTTTTACATGAGCTCATATTGCAAAATAAGGAACTTCGCAGTATGATAATTGATCAACATAAACAACACGAGGAGACAATTAAAGAAATTATTCCGAAAATTGGACATACGATTAATAATAATCAGCAATATACCATACAAATGTACTTGAATGAAAAATGCAAAGATGCACTGAATATAGGCGATTTTATTAATTCTTTGCAGATAACCTTGGATGACTTGAATATGACAACGAATCAAGGTCTAATTGAAGGGGTAACATTAACCATGATGCGAGGTCTTGAAAAATTACAGGTTCATGAGCGTCCCATTCACTGCTCCGATTTAAAACGTGAAATAATGTATATAAAGGATGAGAATGAGTGGTTTCGTGATGCAAATAATGATAAATTAAAGAATACAATTGAAAAAGTCGCCGATAAACAATTACAATCAATTGAAACGTGGGAAGAAAATAATCCGGGGTTTATGAATAACGTGGATGGTCAAGAAAAGTACCTACAGCTTATGGGAAATGCAAGCGTTGATCTGAAAGATGATCCAAAGAAGATGAATAAAATTATTAAAAATGTGTCAAAAGAAGTATATATTACAAAGGATGAAATACAATAATAAAGAGATGGTAGTATTATAGTAAAACGTCATGTTTAAAGAGATCCGCATGTTTCTGGGAGGTTCAACTTTATTTTCGTATATTATGGTTTCGCCAATATTACCAAAATGTATGAATCAATATATCCAGTATTATTTAGTGTCATATTTGAGATATTTATGCAACGTAAAAGTGAATGTTTATGGAGATAAACAATTGTTGGAAGGAAATGATATTTACATGGCGAATCACTACGAAGGTGTAGATTATAATGTATTATATCCACTCATAACATCGCCATATAGCAATCGATGTTATTCTATTACAAAAGACGACTTGCTTGGAAAAAAATATCCGACCATGAATATACAAACTTTATTCGAACAATTTGTAAAAATATTTTACGAAGGATCTGCTTTCATTCCATATACACGCGGAGATAAAAATAGTGGGATGAGAGTGAGAAATAGAACGGTTGAAATTTTGAATGATAATAATAAATTGCTTATTTTTCCAGAGGGTCGCTCTTGGCGAAAAGGTCAGTGTGTTGAGTTTAAATCGGGAATGTTTCAAGTGGCTGAGCAATGTAATAAACATATTGTACCCATTACTCTGAAGTATAGAAATTTTGATGGAAAAAATAAGGGGGAAGCATGCGTAGTACAAGATTGGATGGATATCGAGGTGGATGTATTTATTCACGACAAGGTTTCGCCTAAGAATTACGAGAAAATGCTCGAAGAAACATTTGAAAAAATCACGTCGAAAAATTAAAATCTAAGTTATTAATAATAACAATAACAATGTCTTATAAAGATAATAAATATTTTAAGAAATATTGCAATAAACACAAAGATATTAAAAATACGTTAGGACCTTTAGAGATCTTTTGCAATAATAATGGCATTATCATGGAAGTATTTGGTAGTGTGACAAGAAATGATTATTATCATGGAAAATCCGATTATGATATTGTATTTGTATCCGATGATATAGACAAGGCGAGTGATTGTTTTGAAAATTATATAGAAACGATTAATAGTACAAACATAAACTCAACTTGCCAAGTACGTTATAAAGACATTGTAAATTATGGTGTAAATAAAGACGTTGTAAATATTCCCGGTATTAAATATAACTTACATATTGATAAATGTAAGTGCGATATTATTATGGTAAATAAACATGATTTTCAAAATAAATATAACCAAACAATAATTCTCGCAAAAGATTTAGGTTTTATATCATTGTTTATTATGTATATAATAAAATTTATTTATTATCAATTACATATAATGCCAAAGGCAATGTATTCATTTTTAAAGAATTTTGTTTTTGAGTTATTTCATTCAAGACGAATGCATTATATTAAAAGCTTAATTGTTGAAGAAATATAATTTATTAATAATATATTAAAAAATTATATGCATTTCTCTCTATAAGCGTAATACACTTCCGGTTTATGAACAATCCTATTTAGTTTTCTCGCTCTCGCTCTCACTCTCACTCTCGCTTTCAACGCAATCGCAATGACAACTTCCGCAGGTTCTTGTCCCACAATCGTCGCAAATACGTCCATCGTCGGCCATATGTGTTTGTTCACCACATTCATCGCAAGTACCTTCGCATCTACAATCTTCTCCTGTTCCGCTATACATTTTCATACATAGTCCACATACCATCATATTGCAATCCCCGCACATACAATCTAAACAAGTTTCACAATAATTTTCCCCGCAACTCATACAAGATTTATTTTTATCACAATCGGAACATGGAACACAATAACATGTATCAAAGTCCTCACTTTCACACGCCTCGCATACTTTGGTTGCGTCAGAATCGGGGTCATTTATGGTGGGTTTATCATCACACTCAGTTGGAACCGACTCGGTAACATTATCAATGTTGATTGGTGTAGTAAATGCGCTCATTGGTATACATATCAACTTTTCTCTATATTAGTTTAGCAACGGGTGTAAGAATTACCAGTTTATGAATTACCAGTTTATGAATTACCAGTTAGAACCAAAAGAACTGCCACCAAAAGAATTGGCTGCCATGGGTTCACCCATTCCATCTCCAGGAGTAGCTGCTCCCACCATTTGATTCGCAGGTCCAGCATACATGTTATCGAAACTGGGTCCAGATTGTTGACCTTGTTGTTGTGGAACACTATATTCATTGGTCTGTGCTTTAAGATTTGTCATCTGAGGTGTAAGCATTTGTTCTATAGTAGGATTACTGACAAATTGATTCGAAATTGGTTGTATTACTTTTACACCCGTATTCTTTTCACCAGCCTGAACAGGTGCCTTTGAATTGTTTCCTTCGAATAATTCAATAACGCGCTCAATAACAATTTGTACCTTTTCACCCAACTTGGTTTGCATAGTAAAAATAATAAATAGGAACATGATAATTGTATTGGTCAAGTCAATATTTCCATACGTAACCCCACTATATGTTGGAAAATATACAATAATTCTATGTAAGAAATAAATTGCCGTCATAATGAAGAGGACTTGGGCAATAATTTCAGCACTTATATTAACAGTACCTTTTTCCTCATCTACATCAGGGACATAATTTTTAAGAAGTTTTAAAACAAGCACTACAGGAACCATGGCTAATAACGTATATTGCATGATATTCATCATGTAGCTTTGTTCTGTTTTATCAACCATAAATACGGTTTTGAAAAATCCATTTTTAGATAAAGATGTTATTTCTTCTAAATCGTCCATATGATTTATAGAAAGAAATTATTTAGGAAATATTGAGTATTCAATTCGTATAATTGCGATAGAAATGGAAGATAAATTTATAAATAAACTTCAAATGAGTAGTTCAAGTTCATTGTCATCAGCACGTAGAAGACGAGTTGGTGCCCAACAAAGTGTTCAAAATCTTCCTATATCTTCAAGAGATGCGCGCCCTCCAGTAAATCCTCAGCAAGGCAATCCTCAGCAAGGCAATCCTCAGCAAGGCAATCCTCAGCAAGGCAATCCT